ATCCCCTGATGCCGCTTCTTTTCTTGTGCTGGAGCAACTGGTTGTTGTTGTTCCTTAGGAGCAACATATTCCTTAGGAGCATCATATTCCTTAGGAGCATCATACAAGCCAGGTGGCGGTGGAATCATAACGCCTTCTGTTGCTTTGATGCCAGGTGAAGGTGTTTTCTCCACAATTTGCAACTCCTTTTGTGGCATAGGCGGTGTTCTCGGCCCCAGCATAGGCGGTGTTCTCGGTCCCAGCATAGGAGGCGTGCTAGGTGGCGTTCTCGGAATAAATTTTGACATTTTGATACTGGATATACTATACACATATTTTTATATTTTAAATTCAATTTTTTTAATTGTTTTGTTGATTCAACATATATTCTTCAGAAGTCAAATACCATTTCACACCATTCTTCTTTTTCACATCAAAATAACGGTGTAATATTTCTAAATCTGCACATAATTCCTTAGCATTCTGAATCTTCTTCGTTTTAGCAATTCCCTTTTTCGTTTCATTATGAGGTGCTAATGATTCATCTATTCCAGCACTTTTCAGTAAATCCGTTATTTCGGCCTCAATTCCACTCTTCGTCTTTTGGTCACATCTTGCACCAATATTACGTGTCTGTGACATGTCTCTCGTCTTAAACACTATATATTTATTGTTAAAATATGTGTTGAATGCCAAGATGTTGTTAAACTTCATCCCTTTTATTTTTTCCATTACATATTCTTTAACTCGTTCACTGTCTCTCGGTGTAGCCTCGTCTAATGTGTTGCTTTCATTGAATACAAATGTTTTCAATACATCGCTTTCTATTAACAATACAAACTTCTTTCCACCGAGAGAAATGACTCTATCCTTGACTGAATCATATAACAACTTATGAAGTTCTGATTTCTTCGAATTCTCGTCAGACACCATGTATTCGTACAATTTAATTCGTTCGTTGAATTCGGTTGTGTCAATCATATGATCAACTACAATTCTATTAAATTCTACTTCATCTGCGATTATTTCATCCAATCGTAATCTAGCATTGCCAGCCGACTTGTACCAATCCACCTCCTTAGTAACCGCCGTATATTCGTGCTCTTTGGATGCATCACCAAAATGAACCTTCAATTCACGCATATAATTGGCAATGTTAAATGATACTTTGTCATCGTCGACGATTTCTTCAGGCAATTTCACTTTAATTTCGGGGAATTTGCCGTCGATGGGATGTGATCTATCATAGAGAGAAATTTTCACGTCATCCAGTTCAATCGGCTGGAAAAAATAATATTCCTTCACGTTTGCCAAGTTTCCGCGTCGATTGAATTGGTCATAAATATATACACTCTTATCATTTACCATTCTGTCGAGTGCACTATTTATCTGCATGTCTGGGTATGGTTTATACTTGGTTAGTACTCCGATAATATATGTCTTTGTAAAAATGTAGCCGTCTTTGTATATCGCCTTTATTTTATTGATGATAATGTCATTATTGTGATGAATAAAACTCTCTGAGTAAGTATCCATATTTGCATCGGCGTCGCTGATGGTTGCTTCTGGCTGGCATTTATATTCGCAGTCAGACATATAGTCACACATAGATGAAAACGTCTTGTCGCCTACTTTATATTCCATCTTTCCAGTCGATGTCGTAATGTTCAATTTCTGATTCATTCTCTCTTCAATGTAAACCGTCTTATTCAAGTTACAATCAACTGCAGTCTCTTTGAGAACACGTGTTACTTTGCCTATTTTAATCGCTTTTTGTTCAGCAAGTCGATACACATATCTATCAGCGGTCTCCACTGAATCGTCGTCAAATGTACTGGCATGTAAGTAAATTTCCACGTTTCTCTTCTCAATCGGCAAGTCTTTGTGGCTACAAAATCGGACACCACGACCAATGATCTGTTCAATGCGATTAATGTTGAACCATGGGTCTAATATGTGAACTTGACGTATGTATTTGAAGTCGATGCCCTCTGAACCAGCCGATGAAATGATGACCACCTTCACTTTCTCTCCATTAATATTGTCAGATGATGTTGCTGCCTTGACTTCTGCCACATTATTTGGAGAGAAATCACTGTCACCAGTTATCATAATATATTTCGCTGGATTTTGAACTGCATTATCTTTCAGAGAAATAGCATCTATAGACTTTGTTGGTGGCTTTGAAAACAAGTTGTTATCGTCGCCATAACGCGTAATTCCCGCTTCTTCCAGTGCCAATGCCAGCGGAACGCACCCACCTTCGATATATTGCGAGTAAATCAAAACAATTCCCTCTGACTTGATTATTTTGTCAATGATGAACTTGATTTTCGCACTATATTTACCGATCTCTTTCGGAGAGAAAATTCGCCCATATTTCTCTAAGACAGCATCTCTGTATGCAAATTTGCGTTTCGTCTCCTTGTCGAACTTCATCGTCACAGCCATTCCACGTTTTCCGACTAATCCTTCAGGCTCGTCGTCCAAGTCCGCCGGATATGTCATGTTCAGTGCTTGAATCGGGTTGCTTAATATACTGTAACCCATGCCACCAACCTCAGAATTAAAGTGTTCGGGCTTATTTTTACGCAGAATGTCAATAATGTGTTTATAGGCATCAGATTGATAGTCATTGATGCGGGTCATACACAATTCAGTGTGTTTCAACTGGGTAGCATCGTCAATTTCGGCGTCATTCATCTGAATAACCGGCTTTTTGTCACCGACTTCGTCGTTATTCATGTATATGCGGAATGGGAAGGAATATGGGTTCTCTCCACGTAAATAAGAGATATACCCAGTTGCTTTACGAATAAGCAACTCCTTTCCTACTTCATTCCCCTCGGCATCCTTCTTGAATTCACCTGATTTATCGAAAACATCACTAATAGCGACCTCGGGACGTCCATCATTCATGTTCATAAGATTGAGAAGCCATACTATTTCATCATAACTATTAAACATTGGTGTTGCTGAGAGAAGCAATAATTTGAGGTTGTCTGCGTTCTTAATAACTGGGTACAAGTACCTCGCTACTTTCTTACTGTCACTGTCTTCACTGCGAATGTTGTGAACCTCGTCAATGAGAATGAGTCGATTGCTAAATTCGCGTTTAAGTGCCGCTATTTCTCTCCTTGCTTTTACGGCGGGATCTGCTGTATCCTTGAATTGGGCAAGTATACGTTCTACATAATTTGCGAACTTATCCGGTCCGAAGAACGCATAATATGAGTTGATTATGTTCTTAATCTGCTTGACAATTTGTTGTTTGGAGAGACCACGCATATTCATCGGGTTTATTTCTTTAATGAACTTGTTTCCAGTGCATGCGTTGAGATTCCAGTAGCCGTTAATAAGCTTCAGTTTTCTCTCGTCAAAGAGTTGAAGCCGGAAGTTGTCGAGAATGTTTGGCGGTGCTATAATGATGATTCGCTTGTTAATTCCCATTTGTTTCATGTAATCACGCATCTCTTCGCATACTGAAATGCCTGAACACGTCTTACCAGTGCCTAATCCGTGGAAGAGTAAGAGACTGTTGTATGGAGTGTGAAAGGAGAGAAAATTGCGAACAAAATGCTGGTGTGGAAGGAGCTCGAAATCCACCTGATTACAAAGTTCATCACCATGTTCAGTGACGTCATGCACTTTATCGTCAGTCTTTAAATCGTGAAACTCTTTTTTTTGTGCGATTTTGAGGTTAAACAGTGGATCATCAATGTGTGGATAAAGTGAAGCAAAATTCTCGATTTTTGTTTTGGATTTGATTTCCTCCAAACTCTGTCGATTTAAAAGTTCCAATTTGGAGAGAAATTTCTTGTAATCGTCTCCTTCTGTCAGTGTTTTAAGTTTTTGAATAACGTCATCTAACTTGGTAGGCAAGTCTTCTTCATCGATCACCTTTAATTTTGATTTGGGTTGCTTTCGCGTTGTTTTCTTTTTTGTTTTGGGTTCCTTTTCTGGTTGGACATTCGGCTTTTTTACTTTGATTTTGATTGTTGGTGTTTCTTCCATTTATATACTATATAAGCACAAGAAATCAAAACCAACCAAATTCCATCAATTAAACAATTTCATATTTCTAATAACCATGTCCACATTTCTCAATATCTCTTTTCTCTCCACATGGTAATCACGGATGGATGCCAAAGCATCGGTCAGAGTCTTCCATTCCATGTTTCCCACTTCTTCTTTCTGAAATCCAGCCAAATTCACTGCAGTTTCACCATTTTCGATATATCCTAAATAATATTTATGCTTATATGACTTAAAATTCGAGCCTGTAAATATTTCTTCATATGGAACTATGTTTGTTATGACCGAGATAATCGTCTCATTGATTCCTGTTTCCTCTGTGAATTCACGTGTCGCACAATTCATATCAGTCTCGTTGAAATTCTTGCGACCTTTGGGGAATCCCCAGTCGTTTCGCGTCCAGTGCTGAATAGATGATGCCTCTTTAACACAATCTCCTAGTGTATAAAAATTATAATTCGTCATAACACCGTTCCGCAAATGCTCCAATTTATCTCGAGCCATTATGTCCTCGTGTCCTCCCCACATTTCTCTCCACAATGTCCCGAAATCCTCTGTAACAAGACGCAAATGTTCTGCATCCGTCATGACCGCCAATAAACTAACGATTTGTACCTTGTTGTGAATGACATACTTACCACGCACAAAATCCACGAAACCCACACTATGTTTACGCTGGATCATCAAATACTTTATTTCTCTCGTATGCTTGTTTAACGTAAATGGCATAATTCCAACACTGGTGATTGGTTGTTTAGACGCAATTAAGTTGAAATCAGATAGAGCCGTTTTCTCAGCCAATTGAGACGCATTACTAAACTTAGTTCCTGTAACAGCACTACTTGTGCTGGAATTAAATGCATACTTAGACATAATTATAAGTTGGTTATGTGTATATTTTTATATCGTTTCAGTTTAAATATGGTCAAATTAAATCCGGAAATATGGGGTCCACATTATTGGTTCTTTTTACATACAGCGGCAATGAATTACAGCACAAAACCGACCGATACACTCCGAAAAAAATACTACGAACTCATTCAGAATTTCGCATTGTTTATACCTGATGTCGAGATAGCCAACGAATTCCTTAAATTGCTCGATACGTATCCAGTGACGCCGTATTTGGAAAACCGCGAATCACTCATACACTGGGTTCACTTTATTCACAACAAGGTCAATGCGAAACTGGGGAAACGCGAACTAAGTTTACACGAAAGCCTTGAAGCATACCATGCTCATTATATTCCGAGAGAAAGAGAGAAAGCCCTGCTGAAAAAATACAATAAGCATGTGTTTTATTGAACAATGGTGTGACTCGGAGGGCTAATTATGTACTAGTATAAGACGTATGAGGCTTAAATAATGTCTAAATAATATAT